TTCTCGTTAACACCTATCCAAAAATACTGTGCCATATCTATTAGAGTAAATTGTCAAAAAGTGTGCATTATTACCCTCCAAACGTAGCCAGAGAAGTAACCTTTTGGCTCATCGTCTGCTGTGCTGTGATCTCGGAATCGAGGACATATACCTTATTCCCTGCCTGAGATCCTGCTCCCGGTAATCCTGCTGTTAGTGTAGTGTTGGCATTCACTTCCGGAGTAGGTACCGATGGCGCTCCCTGCGATGGAGCTGGTACTGAAGCCTGTGAACCTCCACCTGAACTGCTGCTGAACTGTGTCTGAGCTATCTTTGCAATGTTAGTCGCTGCGAAGGCTGCTGCAAGTCCTGCCTGAATAGCTGGATATGCAGGGAATACTCCTGTGATAGGTGATCCCTGTGCAGTCTTATAAGCATTGATAGTACCTTCAATCCCTGAGATAGTTGCTGATGCCAACTTTGCAGCCTTATCGATTTGAAATGCCCTTTTAGCAGCCTTTTCATTATTCTTTCCGAACAGCTCAGTGATGTTGCTGACAAGCTGAAGTGAATCTGTAGCAATCTTTACCTTTGCATCAGCCACATCCTTCTGAAGTTGCTTTTCTCTGTCGGCTGTATCCTTGTTTATCTGCTGAATCTCTTGGTTGTACTTTTCGACAATGAGCTTTTTTTCATTTTCAGTCAGGTCAGTTGCTGCAAGAGCTTGTTCCATCTCAATACGTGCCATCTCTTTTCGAGCTTCCTGTTGTGCATTGAAGTCCTCCCCTGCCTGCATCAGTTTTAATTCAGCAGCTGCTTTTTGATCTGCAAATTCTTTGTCCTGTCGAGCTTTTTCTTTAGCTGCATTATCCTGTGCTTGCTTATCAAGCTGCTCATTATATGCCTTATCCTGCTCCTCCATCAGCTTGAGCTGCTCCTGCTGTTGTCTCGTCTCAAGCTCTGCGATCAATGTCGCATTGTTTCCGTACTGCTTTATCAGTTCTTCTCTCTCACGTTGCTGTTGTAGATTCAACTGAGCAAGAGCCCTCTGATCAGCATCTTCAATGTTCGCTATTATCAGATCCTCAATAGTACGCTGAAGCTCGAGTCTTTTCTTTGCTTCCTCTTCACGCTTCCTTTGTTGGTTTTTTGCTGCCTCTTCTCGCTTTTTTTGCTCTTCTTTATCAGCTTCCTCTTGATCTTTTTTCAATTGAGCATCCAATATCTTGAGATCATTTTTGTATTGATTATTTTGAGCTGTCAGGTTCCTATATTTATCCCTGTGCTGATTGATCTCATCCTTGATACTTTTCGCAAGGTCCTCATTACCCTCATCGAGTGCTTGCTGGTAGGCAAGTTTTCTCTGGCTTATAGCAAATTTCTCATTCTCAATGGCATTTTTTCTCTCACCTTCAGTATCAAGGATATTTAATCTCTCAAGCTCATGAATCTCTTCAATGCTTTTTCCTTCTATTCTTGCAAGTTCAAGAGCTGTATCCGAGTTCGCTTTTCTTTTCGCAGCCGCTGCTTCAGATGCTCTGCTCATCCTTTCATAGGATTTAGTGATAGCCTCATTTTGTTTTTCCGCTTTCTCCTCTTGAGATACCAATGAAGCAACAGCTGATACCAGTGCAACAATACCAGCAACTAAAGCAACAATAGGAATAGCAAGCATGGCAAGCCTCAGAGCCTTCATTGCTCCGGTAGTTCCTCCCACGGCTGCTGTATATATCACCTCCGCAGCTGTTTGAGCTTTAGTAGCAACCGTGCGAGCCTTCATCATCAGGAAGGATTCCTTCTCAAGGGCTGCCCTGATCTGCTCAACCGATGCAAGTACTGTCTGCACCGCCTGAAGCTTAACGAATGTCTGCTGTAATGCTTCAGATTCGCCACCCAATAGGGCCATAGTACCCTGCATTGCTCCATACCCTGCTGCTACAGATGATCCGAGCTGTAATGCTGCCTGCATACTTGCCCCATCGGTTCCTGCATTCGTGATCTCAGTACGCAAATCACCGATGGTATCCTTGAGTTCACCGGCTCTCTTTATAGCTTCCTGTCCCACAGGTGATTCACGCCCCGCCTGTAAAGCAATAGTCTGATATTCCTTGACCGCTTTCTGTGCCTCCCTCATGTTCATCGTACCTGATGCCACCTTCTTATTCAGTGCATCAAAGCGAGCAGCTACATCAGTGCCTATTCCGGAGGCTGCCTTGTCAATATCTCCGAGCTCCTTCTCTACTTTGTTGAGGTCATTAACAGAGTTACCCGTGTCAACACCTACCTTGAAAATTATTTCTTCAGCTGCCATTATGCGTATACTCTTATTTCAATGGATGTATCCTCAAGTACTGCATTCGTTGCTACAAATGAGGTATTGAATGTCTCAATGACGATATCATTTGAATTAGTTCTGTGAACCTTAACAAGCCCCTGCTTCGGGAAATTATTCATGACTATGTAGGTCTTATCAGCAGTCCACTCCCCTGTGAGGGTGATCTTGTAATCACCTACACCTGTATAGCTGAAGGTAGGTGTACCGCTCAAGCTGTTCTCAAATACATCCGCTGTTGGAGCTGATGTTGATAGTTGTGTTAGGTTTGCCCTGTATACCTTGCATTGAGCTGTTGAACCTACGTTGTAAATAGTAGCACCGTTGCGAGTATACATCAATCCTGTGTCAGTATCCTGATATAGCTCCCCTTCGTAGATGTCCGTATCTATCCAGTCACCATTCCTATGGTCTGCCGATGCAGGGATGGTAGGTACACCTTGCCCCGTCTTAATGATCATTCTTGCGTAATTGTCACAGCTCATTTTATCCTCGTATTAATTTTGTAAACTTTCCATTGTTTGAAGGGGGTGATGCAATCACCGGAACATCTATTCCTATATTTCCTCCCGGTGATGTCACAGGGGGCTCAGCGAAGGGAATCGTTGGAGGTATCCTATCAGTTGTCACCTTCACAGTGCTTCGCTTCTTTGCAGCTATCACCTTCACAAGCTCTATCTCAGTTGTTGGCTGAACATCCGCTGAGAATTCTTTGATCTCATTGAGCCTAAACAGGGCACCATCGATCATGAGCAGCCTCCTCCAATCTCTATCCTTCACATCGATCTCATCCCACTTAACTGACAGCGACCACATAGCTGCTGCCGGGCTTGTCATCTCAGTGATGAACTGTGAGTAATATTCCGAATAGCAGTTCGCAGTTGTCACTACAGATGCCGTATAAAATACCTCATTGACTAACTTGAAAGACAAATCGAAGTCAGGATCCTGCCAGTCATCGAAGTGATGCACACATGGATACGCTGTCACCGTTTCGCTGTCATTATCATTCGTGTCCCTTAGAACAATGCTGCCAGTCTTTGAACCGTTGCGCAGCATTATTCGAGGGGGACCAGCTTGAGACCTTATCACCCCTGCATCATTTTTGATGAATCGAGGGATAAGAATACCGGGAGCAATCTCATAGGGAATAATAGTACCCCATGCAAGCTCTGTCTTTTTCTCACCTTTGGAATAATAGCTTCCCTGCTGAAAGGAATAATCACCGTAGTTCTCCTCCCACTTTGCAAGGTATCTCTCAGCATCATAATCCTTGATCTCTTTGAACTTCCAGCTCAGGACCTTCTCATAATCGTTTGCAATAGGTTTGGTCTTGATCACCTTGCTATGATCTACCAGCTTTGTGATGTCAGTGAACTGTGATGTAGGTAGGTAGTAATCCATCAAAGGCTCCACCTTGACAACATTATCAATATCGATCTCACCGACATAGAGATTAAACTGCCTGATCACGGAAAGTAGAAACTCGTCAGCTCTCATGGCAGGAACAAATACCGACAGATCAACAGTGTCACCATCTGATACGGTAGTATTCAGGCAGGTCATGTCTATGGTTATCGGTGTATTCGTTGTGATGTCAACAGTCACAGGCTGAACTGCTATACCTGTACCGAGTGAGAACTCAGCGGAAGGTATCAATAGCCTGAAGGTGATCACATCACCACTCTGAGCATTAAAGTTGAAGGTAGTACCTACATTCAGGTTCCATGTGCCTGTCGCAGTATTGCTGTATGTCGATGATGTTTTAATCCTCTGCCAAAATACTCCATTCTTAAATACCCTTAATTCAGGGTTCGCAATCCTTGAGAATGTCATAGTGCCATAGTTCACGCTGTAATCAAGTACAGCATTCACCGTCATCTGATACGTTGCACTCTTTTGGATGGTAATCTCTCCATCATCCCACTGACCGAGTAGATCCTGAGTCATGGTATAGGTGAAGGTATCATCATCAAAAGGATTCGATGCGCTGCCGACAATACCACTCAAGGTGACATTGCTCCCCTGAATGCCTCCGGGGAATAGCTGCATCGGATAGGTGAAGTTATAGTCACCATTATCAAGGTTAACAAGTACCTGGTTAATAAATGCAGGGCTGATGCTCTTGAGATCACCTCCTCCATATCCTATCAACAAGCTCTTGAAAAGAGTAGTTTCAAGGAATGTACTATCCCACTCAATACCGATATATTCAAAGCACTTCTGTAATGTTTCGTAAACATACACATAGGGCACAAAGTCAATAGTTCTGAAGATCAGGTTTCCCGGCCTTCCGAGTCCACGCTCGATCAGTGGATAGTAATACCCTGTACCGATGGATGCAGTCCATGAGTTCTTAATGTTGGTCCTTGTAAGTGTATGCTCATACGCTGACCAGTCGAACTCATTGATACGAACCTGTGCAAGGAGCTGAAATACATCAGCGTTATCACTCAGGATTGTGACGTTGTATTTAATGACACCATTCACAGCATTGACCTCGTTGAGCTTCATGATGCCATCGAGCACCTTGATGCCTCGCTTTATGAGCTGAACAGTTGCCTTTGCTGTAGCATCGAAGTTTATACCGTTCGCTGTCGATGTCATTGAAAATGCACCCTGAAAGAATGCATTGTTGTTCATCGTGTCAGGAAGGTCTACTTGCTTTGAGAATGACTGCTTACGCTTTGTCGGGTCCTTGATATCAGCAATACTGAAAGATATCGGTACCGGAATAGCCTCGAACAAGTCAAGCGAATAGCCATCAACTATCAGTTCATCTGTCATAAGCTGATGCCGTTATGGTTATTTACAAGCTGAAGATCCACAGCCTCAGAGATCAGCTCCTCCCACCTTGCATACTGATACTTGCCTTGAGTATTGGTGATCTTTACAGGTACTTCATTCCCCTTTGTGAACAGATAGAACCTCGGTGCTTTGTAACAAGTGAGTAAAAAGTGCTGTTCAGCTTCCGTGATCCAGTCTGTGTAGATGGTCATCTTGTCAGTTTGCTGTGTTCCCACCCTGACATTCCCGGCATCATTGAGATTATAACTGAATATACTACCATTCCAACTGCCGAACTTGCGTGTATAGCTCCGCTCAGTAACATCAAAAGACTCCTCAAGGTTATGAGCAAAGATGAAGCTATCCCACGCACCGAGCTGATTGATCCATTCTAAAGTGTATGCAGGATTGCATCCTATATCATAAAAGTGAACAGTGTATACTTTTGAACCGCCTATGTATACGGTAACGCTATCAGCTGCTGCAAGGTTTAAAGGTGAAAATCCGCAATCATTCTGCAAGGTATATGTGTTGATATTCACCTGTGCCACAGTGAAATCCTGTGTATCGGTATAGGTATCCAATATAGTGACTCCATCATAAAGCTCAACAGTAAGTGTCTCAGATCCATCTTGGATGATGTTCAGGTAAAAATCATCCTCTCTGATCTTATACACCTTGCCATCACTGGAAGGTTCTCGATATGTCATGAATTTACCTGATGAAGCTACATCATAAAAAGTATAGTTCCAGCTCATCCAGTCCCGATCTGATAGGCAACCTTTGAAAATATTTGTTTCACTACTTGTTGCTGATGCCTGATTCACCGCAGGAGTGCCGTAGTTTTCCCACACCTTGATCTTGATCTTGCCATCAATGCCTGCATCCTTCCATATTGCATCTGTAAGCACCGGTACTGATAGCAGATTCTTAACTATCGGGCTGATATCGATGTGAGCATATATTCCACTCTCAGGGAATACCCTATCCTCAGATACCAAAGTATTATCGAAATACGTTTCAACCACATAGCTGAAATTAGCCTGTGCCGTTTGATTCGATGAGAATCGATACTTCAGAGGGTTATCAGATGGTGACCAGTCAGATGGTATGTCATGTATAGTTACTGCCACGGCTCTACTATATTAATCGTTATTGCTCTACCTATTAGAGTGCTGATGGGTTCCGAAAGTGCATCGTAAAGTTTTTCATTCACCACATCAGTAAAGAATGGCCTTTTCTCCTGCCCTTTCTTTTCGATGTTCTTCATGATGGCCCATGCGAAGCTGTCATAGTTGCTGAAGTTCTCCGGGAGCGTTATCCCTCGATTCCTTACCCAGTCCTTGATCGATGTATGAAAGCTCTGATCCTGTGGCTGAGATCCCCATGCAGGAGCACCTCTGCTGACCTCAGTACCGTTCACGCCATAGTTGACAAACTTCCAATAGAATGGAGCTGTGATGGATACCGTCAACACATCTCCATCAAGTGTTGCACTCTCAGTCGGCCTGATAGACTGCATCAGGTTACCACTTGCCACAACATCATACTTTGAAAGGCTCTGAATAAGCTGATCAGTCACATCCTGCATCAGGTCCTGAAGCAGCTGCG